CAGGCGATTGACGTAACGGTCAGCCTGCCGGTTGTGCGGGTTGATGTTCTTGTTCCGCGTGAGCCTGCGGCGATTGACGTAACGGTCCCGGCGCCGATTGTTGTCGATATCATTGACACCTTGGGGCCGCAGGGGCCGCCGGGTGTGGCGGGTAATCCTGGGGCGCCGGGTGTGGCGGGGCCGCCGGGTACGCCTGGTGCACCGGGGCCGGTCGGGCCTCAGGGTGATCCGGGTCAGGATGGCGCGCAGGGCGCGCCGGGGCCGGTCGGGCCTCAGGGTGTTCCGGGGCCGGCGGGATCGACCGGCGCCACTGGCGCGACCGGGCCGGCTGGGCCGACCGGCGCCACTGGCCCGAAAGGTGATACCGGCAGTCAGGGGCCGGCGGGGCAGGGTGTGCCGGTCGGCGGCACGGCTGGTCAGGTCTTAGCGAAGATCGATGCGACCAATTACAATACGCAGTGGTCGAATGCAGCCGGCAGCGGCACGGTAACGAGTGTCGCGGCTGGTACTGGGCTGACGGCGAGCCCGAGCCCGATCGTCGGGGCTGGCACGATGTCGCTTACCGTGCCGGTCAGCGTCGCGAATGGCGGGACTGGCGCTACATCGCTGACGCAGTTCAATGTGCTGGTAGGTAATGGGGGCGCTCTCGCCTTGCAGCCGCCCTCGGCGAATGGCGGGATTTTCGCGAGCAACGGTTCGGTAGCGATGCCGACGTTTCGCTCGTTGACATCGCTTCTCGACATTTTGGCTGGTGGTGGTGCGACCGGCCAGATTCTCTACCGCAACACGACGACTGTTTGGATGGCGCTGAACCCCGGCGCGGCCGGGACGGTGCTGACCTCGGGCGGTGCCGGGGCTAATTTGAGCTGGGGGCAGCTCAGTCTGAGTAGCGGCGTGACCGGGGTTCTGCCGGTCGCCAATGGTGGAACTGGGGCATCGACCGGCGCGGTGGGGCCGTATTTACCGTTGGTTGGCGGCACCCTTTCGGGGGCGCTAACAGCCAACGCTGCTATTACCTCAAAAGGCAGCAACAGCCGGTTCGACTTCTATGACTGGACAACTCCAACCAAGGGGTGGAGTTGGTACGCCGACAGTAATACCGCCTTTCTCTTTAATGGCAGTGGCCTGGCTCCCATTCGCGCGAACTACGACACTGGCGCTATTCTGATACCCTATACACTGACCGCCAATAACGCTATTGCTAGTACGGGTGCCAACGCATTTCTCCAGTTTTATGCGCGCGATGCCTCGGCTGTTTGGGGTTGGTATGCCACTAACAGCACTAACGCGATTTTATATAACAACCTCAGCGGCGACAGGTTTTATGTAGATAACAACGGCAGTGTTCACGCTTACGGGAGCCAGTATTTTGTCGCCGGAACCCGGCTCGCGATAAACGGCGACGCTTCCTACATTTCGCTATGCGACTCTGCCGGTAACCCGGCGGTCCTATGCGGCGGGTCAAGCGATCCGAGAATCTATTATCGAAACACCACGCACTGGTTTCAAAATACCGGAGGCGGCACCACCTACGCTAAGCTAGAGAGTAGTGGGTTTTCGGTCAGCGTCGGCAATCTTAGCTGCATTAACGGAGTGTTTGCCGACAACAACACTAATCCCGGCACATTTGGTTTGTACTTTTCGTCTCCCTATCGCCTGGCAGCGTTTTGGCCGGGTTGGTACTGGGCGTTCCATACTGGAACCGGCGATATGCAATGGTTTACGGCCATAGCTAGCGGCGCTAGTACCTGGTACATGCGGTCCGATGGATGGGTTTACAACCCATATTATGTCGTCGGTGGCAACGGCGCCTACCAGAACATCTCAGACGAACGTGCGAAGCACAGTATTGAACCGGCAACAGTCGGGCTCGCCGAAATCCTGAAGATCGAGCCGATCGGTTTTGAGCGTAAGACCGGCGGCAAAAGTAAAAGGCCGAACGGCTCGACCGCCGAAATCGGCTTCTCGGCGCAACAGTTAGCGGCAATTTTGCCCCACGCGGTAACGGTCGCCGGGGTCGCTTTGCCGGACGGCAGTGGCACGATGGATGACTCCAGCCCGAGCTTGACGGTCGGCTTGGACGCTATCGTCGCGGCTCTGGTCAACGGGGTTAAAGAGCTGGCCGCGCGCATCGTGGTATTGGAGGGAGCCTGAATGGCGGCGATTATCATTCCCAACAGCACGAGCTTTGGGGCGATGACCAACCAGATGGTTGGTCGCCTGGCTTCCCTCGACTCGACTGTCAAGCGGCTGTCGGAGGGCATTGCTACCGCGTCGGCCGGGTACGAAGGGGTGCCGGGCACGCAATTTGAGGCGCCGTCTGCGTCTGGCTTGATGACGCCGGTTTCGGGCCAAAACAATTTCGGCATCGTCCCTTCCGGCACGCCGGGTGAGCAGGGCGAATCTTATCGCTATGCCGTCGATGCGCTGAAGGCTCAGTGGGACACCTTCTGGGCCGCGGCGCAGCCGTATATTGCGGCGCTCGATAACGGGCAGGGATCGTACTGATGGCGGAACCGATCGATCCGGCGACGCCGTTGTCGGTGCGGCTGTCGGCCGCCGACTGGAATAATCTGCTTGCGGTCATCAGCGAGGCGCCGGTTCCTTACAAGGTGACGGCGCCTTTGATTCAGACGATCGGCCAACAGATTCAGGCGGCGGCGGCGGCGCAGGATGATCAGCAATGAGCCTCGTTGGACTGGTTCTGCTGATCGTCTTGGTTTTGCTGCTGGTCGGGTCATTTCCGACTTGGCCGTATGCGGCCGGCTGGGGCTACGGCCCGAGCGGTGTGCTCGGCGTCGTTCTGATCATCATCCTGATTTTGGTCTTGTTCGGGAGACTGTGAGTGAAAAAGCGAAAGGGCGGCGGAAAGCGCTGTCTTGCGGCGGCCTTCGGGGCCGTTTTTGCATTTTTGGCGCAGGATGCGGCGGCGCAGCTTGCCGCTGTCAATTGCAGTCAGACGGTTGCCGCGACGGCCGCCCCGGCGCCGTTTGGCTCGCGTGCACCGACCAAATACTTGGAAATTTGCAACAGTCACGCGACCAACACGGTCGGCATCAACTGGACCGGCGGCACTGCGGTGATTGGCGCGGCCGGCACGCTGACTTTGGCCGCCGGTCAGTGCCGGTCGTGGAGTGTTCCGGGCGCGATCCCGACTGCTTTGTCGGTGATCGGCTCGGCGACGAGCACGACGACGACCTGTGCCTTCTACTGAGGACGCGAAATCGGGCCGCATCGAGCTGCCTGAAAAACTGGTGCCTGTTTTCAGCGGTGACGCGCTTTATCGCGGCGCTTACGGCGGCCGAGGCAGCGGCAAAAGCCGCAATTTCGCGACCATGGCGGCGGTACACGGGCTGCGTTGCGCCCAGCAAGGCCAAACCGGCGTCATCGTGTGCGGCAGAGAGTTTCAAAATTCTCTCGACGACTCGTCAATGGCCGAGGTCAAGGCGGCGATCGAGTCGCAGCCTTGGCTGCGGCAGAACTACGAGTTGGGCGAGAAATACATCCGAACGAAGGACGGGAAGATCGACTTTGCCTTTGTCGGGCTGAGGCGAAATATCGAATCGGTCAAATCGACCGCGCGAATACGGCTGCTGTGGGTCGATGAGGCGGAACAGGTCAGCGAATTGGCCTGGATGAAGGCCATTCCTACGGTTCGCGAGGATGGCGCCGAAATATGGCTGTGCTGGAACCCGCAACGCCGCAATTCGGCGACGCATTTGCGGTTTCGTGAGCGCCCGCCCGAAAACAGCAAGATCGTGGAGCTCAATTGGCGGGATAATCCGTTCTTTCCCACTGTCTTAGACCAGATCCGGCGCGACGATCAGGAAAAGCGTCCCGAGCATTACGAGCACATTTGGGAAGGCGCGTTCGCGACCGCGAATGCCGGCGCCTACTATGCGACGCACCTGGCTGAGGCGCAGCGTGAAGGCCGGGTCGGGAAGGTCAGCAAAGATCCGTTATTGCCGGTGCGCGCCTTCTGCGATCTCGGCGGAACCGGGGCCAAATCGGACGCTTTTGCCATCTGGGTCGCCCAATTTGTCGGGTTGCAGATTCGGGTTCTCGACTATTACGAAGCGGTCGGCCAGCCATTGGCGACACATATCGAGTGGTTGCGAGAAAATGGCTGGGGGAAGGCCAATATAGTCCTGCCCCATGACGGGGCGACCTATGACCGGGTGTTGAGCGTAAGCTTCGAAAGCTCCTTCAGGGACGCTGGATTTTCTGTTGAGGTCATCCCAAATCAGGGTCGCGGCGCGGCAAAGTTCAGAATAGAGGCGGCGAGACGGTTATTTCCGTCGATTTGGTTTGATGAGGCCAAGACGGAAGCTGGCCGCGATGCTCTTGGCTGGTATCACGAGCGCCGCTCGGATGACGTGCGTGAGGTCGGTCTTGGACCGGAGCACGATTGGGCGAGTCATGGGGCGGACGCTTTCGGCCTTATGTGCGTCGCCTATGAGCAGCCGCGCGGGCGGCCGAAGCAGATCAAATATCCAGCGATGGGATTCGTTTAATGACCCAGGCAGACACGGTTGCTTTTAACGACCTCAAGACGCGCGTCGAAGCGCTTGAGACGAGCCTCGCGAAGCTGCGCGATCGGGTGAAGGGTCGAGATATCAGCGATGAGGTTCTCGGCCCGCGGGCTGATCCCGAGGAGCGCAAGCGGATGCGGGAGGAACTGAACGCCGCTTTCACGCGGCGCAATAGGGCCGCGGAACCGGAAGCGGCTTAAGCGCACCTTTTATATATAGGAGCTGGACCGGATGCGGGGTGAGAGCGCGGACGGGCCGGCTCTCCAGGGGCTTGACCTGGGCGATCTCGGCGACGAGTTCGACGAGATTGAGATCAAGAACATCGTCATGCGCGAGCTTGACCAGGCGGTCGGCCGCGATGGCGGAACGCTGTCTCGCGAGCGGCAGAAGGCGCTCGATTATTACGACGGCGAGAAGCTCGGCACCGAGGTCGAGGGGCGCTCGACCGTCGTCATGCGCTCGGTATTGGAGGCGGTCGAGTGGACGCTGCCTGCCTTGCTGCGTGTGTTTGTTGCGTCGTCGCAAATCTGCGTGATCGAGCCGAACACACCCGATCAGGAGGAAAAGGCCAAGCGGGCGACCGATTACATCAACCATATTTTCTACCGGGACAATCCCGGTTTCGACATCCTCTATTCGTGGTTCCGCGACGCGCTTCTGGAGAAGCTCGGCTGGGTCAAGTTTTGGTGGGATGAGCAAAAAGATGTCGAGACGAAATCGTATACGGGCCTGACGCAGGAGCAGTACGACGCTCTCCTCGGGCAGGACGCGGATGTCGAGGTCGTAAAAGAGCGGAAATACCAGCAGGCGGAGGATTCGTTCCTTCAGGATCGGCCATTGCCGAGCCCGCCGCCCGGCCCGCCGATGATGCCCGGCATGCCGCCCGGCATGCCGCCCGGCATGCCGCCCGGTATGCCGCCTGGGGCGTCGATGATGCCGGGTATGCCGCCCGGTATGCCGCCCGGTATGCCGCCTGGGCCGCCGCCGCCGCTCGATCTGTACGACTGCACATTGCGGATCACCCGATCGAACGGTCGGGTGAAGATATGCGGTGTCGCCCCGGAGCAGATGCGGTTCAGCCGGCGCGCGACGCGCGACGACATTCCCTTTATTAGCCATGTCGCGCGTTGGACCTATTCGGATCTGATCGAGCAGGGTTACGACGAGGATGCGCTCGATGAAATCCCGTTCGACGACGCAATGGATTTCGACGGCGAGCGTGTATCGCGTTTTCGCGGCGACGACAGCCATGGACAGGACGATCGCAGCGACGACGCCGGCCGCGAGATCTGGATCGAGGAATCCTACTTAAAGCTCAGCATCAAGGGCGGCCCGGCGGATCTTTACAAGATCACGACCGCGGGCGGCGGCAAGGTCATCCTCACAAAGGACGGCAAGGCCGACATCGAGTGCGTCGAGTGTGCGCCGTTTGTGTCGATTTGCCCGATCCCGAAGAGCCACAGCCTGGTCGGCCTGTCGCTGGCTGATCTGGTCATGGACCTTCAGTTGATCAAAAGCACGCTCGTGCGGCAGATGCTGGACAATCAATATCTCAGCAATTGGCCGCGCATCGAGGTTGCCGACGATGTCGTCCAAGAAAACACGCTGGATGATTTGTTGACGCATCGTCCTGGCGGGGTCGTCAGGACGCGCCGGGCCGGCGGCATCGTGCCGCTGACGATCCCGTACACGGCCGACAAATCTTTTCCCATGCTTGAGTATCTCGATCAGACATCGGAGGTCAGGACAGGCGTCGCCAGGCATAACCAAGGACTCAACCCGGACGATTTAAATAAAACGGCTACCGGGGTCAATTTGCTCCAGCAAGCGGCAGCGCAAAGGGTGGAATTATTTGCCCGCATCTTCGCCCGCGGCGTCGAGGAATTGCTGCGCGGCGTCATGGGTCTGGTCAAGCGGCACCAACAGCAAGAGCG